CCCGCTTTAGCACCCAGCCCTCTTCCGATCGTTAAGTAAACCTAACGATCAGGACAGATCCACTTGGATCTGTACCTCCTCTCAGTACCAGTCCTAATAGTGTATTGTTCAGGACGAATGCATAACTGAGCTAACGTGAGCCCGCCAGGGTCACGCGTATCAGCGATGCGAAGCCACTCCAAAAAGGTAGTGGCGTCGTCGGGAACATACCCCTCAACAACTGTTGGGGCACGGAGACGAACCTCGCAACGAAATAAATCACGATTCCACTTGCGTGGAAGATGATAATTCGTCGGGGACGTTGACCTTATGCATGCATCTCCGAAGAAAGGAGGAAGACCTTTTTCCTTCAGAAGAGCAATGCAAAAACGTCTTACAGATGGTAAGATACCATCTGCAAGATTAGCATGGTCAATAAGTGCGTCTCGAGTATCAGGATTCATGGAGATGACATCCCAGCCGCGATGTTTTATAACAGAAATATCAATACCGTTATAATACTCACGACCACACGACTCCCGGTAGGGACCCGTGTGAAAACTCTTATCCATATTGGGTTTAAAACCAAGCTGGATAAGGATCTTTGTTACACTGTCGTAGAAATAACTAGGACAGCAAATGTCATCGCCATAGATACTGAAATCAGTCGGTGTATAACCGACTGTCCTGGCAGCACGAGCTACCAGCTCGCAAATTCCAGCGAAGATAATTGTTTCAATGGGAAAGCATAAAGCACTTCCCATCGGAGCAAACTTCTTCAAGTGAATTTGCGAACCGTCCGGCAGTTCTGTACAGAAAGATCGCGTTCCTAAGAGTTCAGGCCATAAACTTGTCTTTTTAAAAAGAAAAGTTACAAGCTCGAAACCCACGGAATCGCTGGCAGCCGTAAGGTCAATGGTGCAATAAGCACCAGTGGCTGAACCAAGCTGAGCGAAAACACGATTTCTTTCTTGATCCTCAAGACGGATACACCAATCAAGGTGCGTATGGATATACCGATAAAGGTTATCCTTTACACCTTGCTGGTAGTACATGAGAGTGCAAGGTTCCATAGAAATGGAACGAAGCTTCTTGTACGTCTTAGGAACGAACTGCAATCTTGATATCCTATGTAATACTCTACTATCACAAATCATCATATCTAATTCATTAGAATGGTAACAGTGATGGATCATTGCTCTTAAAGGAGCATCGGTCCCAAGCAAAGCATACTTTAGGATAGCGTCTCTACCTGCATCGGCAGTGGCGCCTCCACCATGGTGGGGAAAGTTACTGGGATTATAATCCAGCAACCATTCCTCCATGATCTTTCGGAGTTCAAGAGCGACTGACATATTACAGTGAGGATAGTTTTCCTCAAATGTAATATAATCTTGTAATCCTTTCAATTCAAGATCTGGGCGTGTCAACTCTACCTTTGTAAGGTAGAGGCACACCTGATTAAGATCTCGAAGCCGCGATACATCATGCAAAGCATCAACTATAAGTTGACGCAATACACTCCATAGAGGCGGTATAAAAGAATTACAATCTCGTAAGTGACCTTTAACGTCACCAAGTGATAAATTAGCGTTAGTTTTACAAAAGAACGCCAACTCACTTAGCGAGTCCATTACGTCTAAGAAAGAGTAATGTTCGTATAAACGAACATAACACTCGAGCTTTTGACGAATGGGATCACCACATCGACAGTCATAAAGTACCCGCAGATGAGATTGTATACTCGGTTTTAACCGGTTAACGATCTCATCGTCAGGAACTCCTGGACAGGAAATAGAGATTTGTGATAGGATCATATCCATATCACGGAAAATCGATTCGATTTTCATACTTCAAACTCCTTTCAGGACAAAGAAAAACTAAGGGCGCATACTTCCGCGTAACATTGCGGAAAGCTTTGTGCTGGTCACTGAACCTGTAGCAAAGAGACCGGAAACGGCTCTTTCTGCAAGTTCTTGGGCCATATCTGCTGTAATAAGATCACAAGCAGGTACCTTTAAAACGACGTGAGCCTGTACAGGTAGATCGACACGATATGCTGCGTCAGTACTATCTGTAACAGAGTATATATCGTTTACTTGGCAGAGGATTTGAATACCTCTTCTAGTAGGCGCATACACTGATGAATCAATAGGAGTATTCTTATAAACGTCCTTAATTTCTGAATAACCGAAACGAATAAGTTCCGGTCTATCAAGAGGTGAGGTAACGTTTGTGAGAATAACTTCATCAGGTTCATCGCTTTTCGTTTTAAAATCTGTATTCCATGAAAGATCTGGAATAGACACAGATTTAGTTGCTGTTACCGTATCGGTAAAGCCTTTGTTAATTGTTTTGGACATGCTATGTCCTCCTTTCTTTTCGCGCGTTAAAGGCGCTAGTCACATAGATTTGTGACGAGTAGAGCCGCTCCCTCTAATATATGGGAAGAAGCCGAGTTAGATTGGATAGCATACGCAAATGGTATACTTTGAGAGATTATTCGTTCATAGCGGACCAAAGATAAGGACCCCATGAACGGTGACGGCATATTGATTGACATCTTCGATTTGGTAGAATAAGTTATTGACTCATAATTGTAAGTATTGACAAAATTGTCAAACTCCCAATCAAAGTTACTAAGCTTATCTCCAACGTGGAAGAACCAATCAACGACGAACGAGAATGGAATTAAATCCCATCCTTGTGCGATGCCAGGATCGAAACCCCAAGATGCTAATCGCATTTGGGCGTCTCGATGGTCAGATACAGCAAACTTCACGTTGGCACGACATTCATGAGAAACAGAATGCGAGCCAACCTGGGTCTTGATGTGATACACCTGTGATCTGTAAAAAGCGCCAGTATACCGTCGTGATTTTTTACGAGCAGCATTCAAGATTTCTTTACTATCCGAAATATTCGGAGAAAGAGAATACTTATACCAAAGATAAAGTTCCGCTAAAGCTCGCGGATCTTTCTTTGTTATAAGGCGCTTCACAGTGCGTATCGGCGGAAGATTCGACTTAATGTCGGAAAATCCGGCCGCGTTCTCAATACTATTAGAATTTACATACCTAATAGATTGGACGGCATCTTTAACCAGTGTACCCCATGGAATACCAGCCGGAGCATCTAGAGAATAAACCCTATTTGCTTCATTGGTAATCTTACTACGACAAGCGTCAATGCTTGTACCTGTAACAGAAGTTACGGGCGTAGTAGCGATCATCGTAGCAGTCGTATTAGTTACCTCAACGGTATTATTAATACAATTGGTACGAATAATCTCCATAGGTACGGAGTAACCAGCATAGGAATCCAAGCGAGTAGGAGGATCAAAAGTGATGTTGTATTGGAAAATACAATCCATTACAAGATCACCAGCTCTATCCCACGATTTACAAAGATAAGTAAACGAGGATGGAGAATTCTCCGTTAGAGAAGCGATATAGTGAAGATCACCACACCACTTATCTACAACGCATTCTCGATAATAAGGGAAATAACCGCCATAAATGACGTTAGCCCTTAAAGACGATAGGACACCGACCCGATAACCCATTACACTTGGCGAATTATAACCGCCAAAGTGCCCTTCACAGTCTGACATACCAATAAGAGTACCAGTTTTATTGGGCTCATGGATGTCAGGCCATAGTTGCATAGACGATGCAGGTGGCGATAGCATGTCGTGAGACAAGCTGACGAAACCAGTAGCGTTATAATGCAATATAGGGTGTTCGTTACCAACGCTATATGCGTCAGGATCTCGGTAAAGATAACCGGCCTGAATGCTATTTGAGTAGGTACGAACATAATTACCTCCAGGAGACACATAGTGTGGCCCTGAGAGTAGGTGCAGTCCGGTGTTACCTTCTGAAATAGAAAGGTAACACGCCTGGTACTGAACCAAAGGTTCGGGATAGCTGAGCTGTATCATAATCTCACTCCTTTCGATGTGGAAGAAACAGGCCAAGGAAACTTGGCC